ATAATAAAAAAAATCCAAATAAAAAAATTATTTGGATTTACTTAAACTATCTTGAATTTTTTTTGTTTCTATATTAAGATTCATCATTGTTGAATCTGTCATAGTTTTAATACCGACCTCTTTTCTTAATCTATTAAGTTCTTGTCTTTGGAAATAACAAATAATCAAAAGGGATATTGCAAATCCCATCGTTATTTGTTTTTGGTACTTTTTTACAAAATCTATCATATTATTTCTTTCTTTTAAATATGTCTTTAAATGTTTTCTCGGGTTTGATTGTTTTCCAAGAACCATCTGGCTGTTGTTCCAATAATGGAGCTCTCCACATTTCATATGCTATCCACAAATATGTACCAACAATTCCGATTATTAAATATTCCATATTATTCGTTTTCTAATTCAATTTGGAAACTAACTTCGTTGTTATATTCCTTCGTTCTTCTTTCATCCTGGTCAAAACATTCATCATATAAAGAATATGAATCCGCATCATCTCCTTCACTACTTTTCATTTTATCTGCATTTTCAGTAAGATACTTTTCAATTTCTTCCTTACTCATACCTTCTAATTCAGGGTAATCATCTATGTTTATTTCAACAGGTTCTTTAACTATCCATGTGTTGTAACCTTCGGTGTAAAATACTTTAATGTATGCCATATTTTTAATTTTTAGATTTCCAAAATTGATACCATTTCTTTGGTTTTTCCGGTGGAACACATAATGAAAACGGATTATCACCAAAAGATACACTGTCCGTATATTTTGCCGCCATCATATTGAAGAACACTTCATGGTATTCATTGGGTATTTCATCAAAATCCGCTTCTATTTTTATATTAAGATGGTACGCACCTTTATCGGTAATTAAATTTAAACCTTGATATGTTGTCATTAATTTGGATGACTTCATATTCAAGTTACTATTTCCACCTAAAAATATTTCTTTACTCTTACTCATCCTATTCTGTTTGTGTACTAATATAATTCATTATTAAATTATGTTCATTAGGTCTTCTTTCTTTAAGAAAATCTAATCCCATTTCATATCTACCTACAATGTTTTTTTGTATAAATAATTCATTATACAAACTATCTTTTTCATTTATTAATTTAACAATAGTTAAACTGTCTTGAATTTGTTTTTCTGATGTACCCTTTTGTAGTTGTAATTTCAAATCTTTATTTTCATTTTCTGTTACTATCCACATAAATGTTGTTGATAATAATAAAACTGAAATAGATATTAATGTCATTGATAACCACCACTGTCCGTTTTTATTTATTAGTCCCATATTTTATAATTTTTGAATTTTTTCCATAAGATTTGTTACATCTTCAGGTTTTAAATAACCAATCACATCTCCATTAGTAACTGAATTATTATAGTGTATTTCACCGTTACTATCCAATACCGCTAACTCGTATAACCCTCTATCACCCCCATAGGAATATTGGTGTTTTACCACACTTACACCAAATCCGTTATCAAACATAATACGACTAACTATACCCTTTAAACTCTCCGCCATTGGGTGCGGTTTAAATTCTAAATCTTTAAAAGTTTTCATATTTAAAATATTTCTTCAACAATACCTAATGCCTCCGCTAAGATTAAATATCCCGCCGCCTGCTGTAAATCTCCTTCAAACAATCTCCAACATGCGATTATTCTTATTGCCGACTTTACCATACTTGTCCAAAAGTGCCAATTTGTTTTTGATTCTTTTTGTTGCATAGTATAATATAACTATTTTTTTTGAGATTTCAAAATTTTACTATTTTGAATGTAACTATCGATGAAATTAATTCTTTGCCCAATCCAATACATCACATTGACAGTCATTGAATTACCGATTCCACCTTTTACATTTGAATATGATGGTTTCTTTCCGTTGATTTCAAAATCTAAATAACCATCAGGAAATCCTTGTAATCTTTCCAGTTCTCTTTCAGTGAATCTTCTAATTCCATGAACGTCAACCCAATAGTTAGATGTTGACATCTTACCGAATCCGTCAACTAAGGTTGCACCATATGATTTAGTTATCGTACCTGCAATTTTAATGTGTCCGAGAATATTTTTGGTGTACTCATTCCTCTTGATTTTATTCTTTTTTTCAACGCTTTCAAAACATCCTTCTTCAAATAGTACGGAGAATGGGATTCTCCAATTTTTTCCACGATATCCGACAATAAAGATTCTTTTGCGTCGTTGGGGAACTCCGAAGTATTGGCTGTCGAAAACCCTATAAGCAATGGAGTATTCTTCACCTTGGATGATACCCTGTTTGTCAAGTTCTTCTGGTTTGAAGTCAACACCAGTGAAAGAGGAGATGATTTCACATAAGGCCTTTTTGTGTTTGTTTTTAAAAACGCCTTCGACATTTTCCCAAATGAACCATCTTGGTCGTTTTTCTTTAAGAATTCTTCCATACTCAAGCGAGATTCTACCACGGATATCATCCATTCCTTTGTTGAGTCCTGCATCGGAAAAAGATTGACAAGGCGTTCCTCCGACCAATAAGTCGAATTTTGTTTTTTTGTACGTTTCATTTTGATTAAGTTTAGTAATGTCAGTAAATAAAGTTGTTGTAGGATAGTGGTGTTTTAAAACTCTTTGTGGAAAATTAGCGAAATCACAAACACCGACACATTTCCACCCCAAAGGTTTCCATGCAACGGTGGCTGCCTCAATTCCACTACATACGGATAGATATTTCATTGATAATTTTGTTTAGTTAAAACAAAGTTATGAAATATTTTTTAATCGACAAAAAAATTTAAAATTATTATAAGTTACTGAAAATCAACTCATTAAGAAATCATATTTCTCTTTTTTCCATTCTAAATTACTATACTTCTTGAACTTATTTGTAAGATTATTAATTGCATCTTCAAATATTTTCGGAACAGGTGTATTTGCCTTACCATATGATTGAATTAACAGTCCCTTTCTGTATTGTAAATTTACTCTTTTTCTTTTATGTTGTAATGAAACAAAAATATAAATTGCTCCATGTGGAAATTGTTTAGACATACAATTTTTCATATTGTATCCTTCTATTCTAAACTCTTCTTCTGTCAAAATTAATTTTGGTTTATATGTTAAGTCATTAATTGTTATCACTTCTTCGATGTCCTTTATGACGTCCTCAGGTAAAACATATTTTACTTTATAACCTCTAGCAAAATGTAACTTAAGTCCTGACCATATCTCTAAAAGATTTTCAAATTCATAATCATTCTTTGCTTTAAACTTCAAATCTAAACCTCTCTTTTCAAGTAAGTCCCTAATGTTAAATAATTTATTTAACATGTAAATTAATGAATCAGTTTTTAATGTATCTTTTTCCCATTTATTGATAACACTAATCATAAATTTCTTTTCAGAATCATTCTTAAGTTCGTGTAATTTTTTATTTGGTGGAGTGTCATAACAATGTTGTGACCAATTAATTTGTTTCAAATAATCAATATAGTTATTACCAAATAATTTACAGATATAGTTTAATGACGAAATATTTATTGTTTTATTCCAATCTTTACTTAACTCACCAATTAGATATTTTGATTTGATTCCATATGAATCTAAAACTGCTGGTAGAAATTTGTTTTCATTTTTTTCCAACCATTTTTTCTTAGGATATTCATTCTGAATATCATAATATATACCATCGTGACCTTTTATACCTTTTATTTCTAAGTGTAAATCGACTAATAAATCATACAATACACTTATTTTATATTCACCCTTTAAAATTTTTTGTTTTGTATAATCATTTTTTATTTTATTTTCAACAAGGGAGTACAGTACTTCTTTCAATTGACCTGTTGCCCTAACATATTTAATTCCCCAATATCCGATTCTTTTTTCACCTCTATCAAAACCATTCTCTGTTAAATCAAATAACATTCTGAAATCATTCTTTCTTTCTTTGAAAGTATTTCTGAACATTTTATCTTCTGTAAGATTGTCGTTAATTATTTTATAAGTTATGTCGATATCACCAGTTTCTAAATTTAAACTAAATTGATGAACAAAACTAACATGTTTTTTAACACTATATCTTGTATAATCAAAATCAAAAAAACTAGAAAAATAAACCAAATTACCATCTTTATGTAAATTAAGATTACATATATTATTTGTTTTATATTTTTTATCTATTTTTTCTTGTCTATATTGAAATAATAAATCCATATAAAAATATATATGGATTTAATCAAATTGTGTAGTTAAAATGGTAATGGTGGTGTTCCATCCAAATCTAAAATATCCATTAATCTTCTCGGTTCCCTCTTTTCAGGTGGTATTTCAATACCATTTATTTTAATTGGAACTCTATCTTTTTTTAACCAATTAAGTGTACCGAATCTTGCGTGTATTCTAACTAAATCGGATACCGCATCTATAGCAAATTCATATTGTTTAGGTGGTTGTGCATTTGAAAAATATTTTGCCTG